TTATCGGCCACACTAATAATTTTATCTGCGCATAATTCAGCTAGATCTTCGCACGAAAGCCCGCCAAAGTCACTGGTTTTGACGATTGGATCGGCCATCTTTCCGGCGTGTAATTGAAACATATCAAGTCCTCAAAGCCTCTGGTGGCAACATTGGGTCATTAGACGGGAGAGAGTCTTTAACTTCTGAGTACTTTTTGGCCACAAAACGGCCATTCTCAAGCCCTACAACCAGTGGTTCAACCAGCCTGTGGTACCCGTAGAGCTTACTTTGGACGGGTTCATTGGTGTCCAAGAGTGAGGAGTCCTGTGCAATCCCTATCTTTATGCCTCGAGTAATCGCTACAGACAGCAAAAACTCGCAGTTTGCCCTTCCCGCCTCGGCAAAATGGACATATCCCTTGTACGAGAAGTCGATGCCATACAGATGGATTTCACCTACTTTTGCTGCAATCGCAAAACCGATGGCATACGCTACCGTGTTGTTAAAGTACCCTGTTTGGCAGGCATTCATGACCTCTTCTAGGGGGAAATCCACTAGTCCTGGGCATCTTTGGTCGAGTTCACAGGTGTAGATAGGACCTTTATGCTCCTTGAGCACCTTGGCCATAATCCCAGTCTGGGTGCCAGAATCGTCGCTATCCAGGAAACGGCTGGCCGGATCCATCATAAACACGCGGTCATGGAAAATCACTCCAGCCATGGAGTTAATTGCCCAAACCTCATCAAACTCTATCGAATGGGTTTTAGCCAGGATAAACTGGCCGTGGCTTTTTCCCATTGCCACTATGGCAATACGTTTTCCTTCTAGGTTTGGAACACTCGTCATGGACCCGGACTTTCTGATTTGACAGGAATACGGATCATACCGTCTCTGTACTCGTCGCGTCGGCGACGTCCCTGCTGCTCGATTCCAAGTCCTTGTATTGCTTCTTTGTAGGAGTTGTTGAAGAAAGAAATCATGTTTTCCGGACCCTTGGTGTAGCTGTAGGCCTGCACTAAGCAGCCATAGAGCAATGCCTCAGGGGCGTTGATACTCACCCAGGTTGTTGTATTCGTGGGAGACAGCTGTGCTGGCTTGTAGATGTAGCCTAATTCCACGGCGTAGCCTGACGCTGGGGTTGGTGCCACATAAAACGTGTTTTGGTCCCAGACAGAGTAGTACTTTGGAATACCCGTAGTGGCGCCATTGGGCCAGTATTCCTTCATGAAAGAAGTATCCCTAAAGTCCAGGAAAATCTGGTCATTTCCAGAAGTAATCATCATGTACCGATGGGTCAGGATGTCCGATGGCGCAGTCAAGAACTTATTACTGGCGGTCAGATTCCCAGTAACTTCTAATTTGAACACGTCAAGGTCGATGTCGCGAAGAATGCGATTTTCCGTCATCAGAATAAACGTGTTAATAACCGCATTGGTGAAGACGTTTGCGTCCACCTCTGTGTAGTTACGGATGTTTGTTACTAATTCGTCGTAGGTCATGATATCGTCACCGTAACTATTCCGATTTGTCCAACCCCATAAACGCTTGTTTGGCCCGGATAGGGCTGCATGTTATTGGTGTTGTTAGCACTTCCAATGCTCTGAAAATATGTGTAGCCTGGCTGACCAACATACACATCCACTGGTTCCACACGGTCAGGGCGGGGCTCCAACAGAGCAATAGCGTCTCCCCTATACTTAAGGGGCTCAAGTTGAGGCTCTTTTGGCTCGTAGTCGTCTGGGCAGACTTTAAATCCACGCCAGTTTTTACGTAATACGTTATAGGGATAACGTTGCCCGCAGTAGTCGCATAATCCGAAGGAGAATTTGCCGCTTGCATAGGCCACATTACACCCCTAGATCTGGAATAAACGACACGCTGGCCGTATCTCTGTCCTCCAGCGCTGCTCGTGTAAAGTCCTCTTCATAAATCTGTTTCAATGCTGCAGTACGATCTGGAGCAAACTTTAAAGACAGCATGAACGCCAGGCCAGAGGCTAAACAAGGCAAGAACCGGAAGTTTACGTCGCCAGTATTTGTATATACACCTGCGTCTTGGATTCGACGAATACGGTAGTACACAAACGAGTACGCCGAATTAGGCCTTGGGTACAGAAATACCTTAAACACGTTTGCTCTTTGCACGTAGTACTGTGCAGGGCGAGCACCTGTCTGTTTATCAGGAAGATTCAAATACTCTTCCCGGCTGATTCGGTCGATCGAAATATCAACCGACGGGCTTTGCGTATTGTCTCGGATAACCGCAGACAATACGTTGACAGTGTCTGCGGCCAGCGTAATTTCTGCTGTGCCTGTCAAAGGGAAAACGGCTTCCTCAATTGTCCAAAGATTTAGGCCTCTATTTGCCCAATCCAAAAACAAAAGATTAAGCGAGCGACGACCCGTTGTGAGCTGATAACCAGTGGTCATCCGCATGCCACAACGCTCAAAAGCCTCCTCGATCAGGTCATCGATCTGGAGGTCAAATGTGGTCGTTCCCGACGTTGCCATTAGCTACAAGCACTCCCGCCCATTTTGTAGCCCTTCATCATACCGCCGCCCATCATTTTCTTAGGCTTTTTGCCCATGGCCATCATTTTATGAGGCTTAACGACACCGCCGTCTTTCATCATAACAGGCCCAGTTTTTTTGCTGGTCTCAGAAATCATACGATTCTTAGGACCGCTCTCAACTGCACCGCCACCACGAGTAGCACAACCCATTCCACGTCCAGCCATGATTATTTCCCCTTCTTCATTGCGCGGCCTTTTACGTCCGCAGTTTTACGTTTAACAGCCCGACCCATTTTATCCATGGCCGAGTCTTTCATCATGGTGCCATCAGGCATCTTATGCATGCCTGCTGCACCGCCTTTTTTCATCTTACCAACACCATCGGCAGCAAATGCTGGAACCTTTTTGCCACCTTTCATCACCATTTTTAACTTAGCCATTACTTCTTTCCCTTCTTTGCCGTTTTGGCAGACTGTATAAAAGCCTTAGCTGTAGGGGCACCTTTGGTACCGGGCTTGCGCATCTTTTCACCCGATCCGGCGGCTATGCGCTTTTTCTTTGCATTGATATTGGCATAAAGGCCAGGTTTAGCGGCCATGATTACTTACCCCTTTTGCATAAGCGCATCAATTTTTGCTTCAAGCTTGTTAAAACGCTGGTCAATGTGCTCAACAAACTTGTCCATTTCTGCTTGAGTGACGTTATCACGGGCCACCTCTTCTCTGGTTTTGTTAATCAAAATGCTAAGGCGCTGTAATTCAGATATTTTCTCATGACCTATGTAGGCCAAAACACCTATCAGAGCCGTTAGCAACGTATTCCAAAGCATCATTTCCATTAGCATTTCCACCGTTTCCTAGCCTGCCGAATGCGGCTGTTAGGATCTTTTGCTGCCTCTGGAAACTTTTTCATCTGCCCCAAAGAGCGTGCGCAATACGACTTACGCCGTGTTGCGCGCTTACCTGTAGGATTATCTTCGGTAACTGCGGTCTGTAACTTGCTGCCAGGGTTGGCCTTGCGATAAGCCGCAACGCCTTTTTTGGTCATGCCTGCCCCAGCCTTTGTCGGGCGAAAGTTTCCCGACTTGACTGAAGTCTTGATGCCCATACCCTTGGAGGCCATTAGACTGCTGCCCCGCCGTAAAAGAATAACGTGATGCTAAGTACGTTTGCGTCGGCAAAATCAATAAAAACACCCTCATCAAACAAAACTCCCATATCTGGGAAAATAATGTCGTAGGCGCCTGCGGCACCTGGTGTTTTAATGTCTACAAGCGTTGTTCCAGCGCTTGTCGTTCCATTTTTTAACTGAAAAGACGATGCAGTACCGGCGCAAGTGTAGTAAATAGCAGCTACACGAGTTCGGCCAGAGATTGCGTCATCGTCTGCGGTCTTTGTGACCGCACTTAGATTACTGTAGCTCATTTGTGTTCTCCGTGTCCGGTGCGTCTAACCTATTAATTAACATCTTGTAGGCTGTGATTGTGGCCTGAACTTGAATCAAAAAGGTTTGAGCCTTATGTGCTTCTTGTTCCAGGTCACTAATCTCAACTTCCAAGAATTCCTTGGTTATTTGCATCAGGGCGTGAAGGTAGCGTATGCGGGAACGTAGTACGGTGTTCCAGCAACCATAACCTTAAGCACCTTGGACGGGGAAGCAGCCACAGCACTTGCTGAAGGAGCAACCGTAGCAGCTGGGCCAGTTTCAATGTTCATCAAGTTCTGAACTTCACCGGTCTGCGACCCGCTGTCAGAAACACGGATAAACGAAGAAGTAGAGCCTAGCGTGACGTTAACACCATAGTCGGTATCCAACTGAAGGACAGCCAATGTGCCACCAGGAGTCGTTGCAGAGCCCCCAAGCGTTGCACGCAGTGCGTTTGCAGCGCCAGAGATCGTGCCGGTCGTGTTAATCGAAGTAGAAATGTGTGCACCGTTGATCGTGCCAGCAGCAGCTGCGCCAGCGCCTGTTACAACGGAGAAAGCACGCAGCGTCTCACCTGAGCCAGTCGAGGTGAACAGTAGAAGTGCCGCCGATAAAGCCGTTGTTGGACGCTACTGGTCCCGAGAAAGTGGTCTGAGCCATTGAGTTTACCTCTCATGCGAGTTAGGTGCGGCTGTCTGCATGACGTCTAGCCGGGACTAGTCAGACGCACCGGGGACCCCGGAATAGTATCTTTTTACTCTTAAATACTGCCTATGTCAAGCAAAAACCCCGGTCTTTTGGACCGGGGTTTCTTTACTGCTTTTGGCTTATCAGGGAGTACCTGGTGAACCAAAGAGACCACGTGGATCCGAGAATCCAAAGCTGTAACGCTCACGGGCCTTGTAACGGACGTTGCCGGTGTCGAAGTCGCCTTCAAAACCAGTCTTCATCGAAACACGCTCAAACATCTTCATTCCGTTAGGAGCGTCGGTCTTGATGAAGAACGCATCCGGATCGGTCAGATAATGGTTAACCGTGTAACCCTGGGGAACCATGCCCATGTTGTTGATGGCATTGATGTCGTTGTCTGCAGTACCAACACGCAGAGTGGACTTCAGGATGCGATCAGCCGTAAACATGAGTTCCTTGGGGATGATCAACTTCAGGCCTTGAACAGCGATCTTCAAGCCGCGCTCGTCTGTGAACGCAGCGATGTCGATCAATGCC